CGACCGCGCCGTAGTGATGGTAAAATCGGCCTACTTGCGTGCTCGGCGCCAGGGAGCTCCCGAGAGTGTGCTCGAAAACATGCGCAGATTCATGGCGGAAGTGAAAGCGCTCAAAGACAGAATCCAGCAGGAAGCGCAAAAGCAGGCGATGGCGCAGCAAGCCCAGGCGCAAGCCGAGCAGGCAGCACAGGGGCAGGCGGCGCCGCAACAGATGCCACAACAGCAACCAGCGATGCAATAGGAGAGACATCATGCCCGATCCCGAGTTGGTTTATAAGAAGGGTTCTCGTGTTCGCGCCCGCAAGGCGGCGACTCCCGCGCCAGCACCCGACCGTGCTGCCAAGAAGAAGCAGGCGAAGGAGTTTGGTGAGCAGATGGGGGCAGCTTTCAAGAAGGCATTCGGCGGCAAGAAGAAGGTGCCGCCGGGTCCCTACACGTATTGATGTAGTTCCATGCGCCCGGGTGACGGGCGTTCTCGAGCCGAAAACCATTTTGCAGGAGCCGAATCATGAATGACGGAGCCGTTTCAGAAGCAACCGCAGTACCGACATCCACGCCGATAGCGGAATTGGGCACCGCCCAACCGACTGGTGTGGTTCAAGAAGTACGGGAGCTCGTCCAGGCTGCGCTTGGCGGTCAGGCAGACGCGCCGGAACCGCCAGCGGAGGCAGCACCGGCCAAGGAGACGCCAGCGGTTACGCCGGAAACCGAGAAGGCGGTTTCGTTTGCCGAACTGGCTGAGCGTGAGCGGCAGTTGCGCCAGCGCGAGCGTGCACTCGATTTTCGGAAGCAGCAGGAGGACCACCAGCGCACGCAGCAACCGCCGGCCGAGACCGCGGAACAGCGCAACGCCCGATTCCGTGCTGATCCGGGTTCGTTCATGCAACGCGAATTCGGCATGTCACTTGATCAGGTGGCTGGGTTGGTCGCTGCTGGTGGCGATCAGCCAAATTCGGAACTCGCCCAACTCAGGCAAGAGCTCACACAGGTCCAGCAGACGTTGACCAGCTATCAGCAGAACGCTCAACAGGCGCAGACGGCCTACCAGTGGCAACAAGCGATTGCCGGTGTATCGCAAGGGCTGCAGCAGGCGAAAGATTCATACCCGATGCTCATCGAGGTACTCGGACCCGATGCTGCTGCGCAGGCAATTGTGCAAGGAACGCAAGCATCATATAATAGTGATACATTCAAGACGGCCGATGATGTCGCACAGGAACTCGAAAATCACCTTACGAAGATTGCCGAACGTCTTGTCTCAGCGAAAACAGCCCGAGCCGCACAACCCAAGCCGCCACAGCAGCCGAACCCAACGCCGCGTGTAACGAACAGTTCCACGGCGCAGCCGACCACAACGAAGCGCAGATCCCGCGAAGAAGAAATCGCGGACGCTGCACAACTTCTCAGGTTCAGGGACGAATAAGTCCCGGAGGGTTCGAAAGATGATTATTGCGGCAATCGGTTCCATCGCCACCAGCATGATGTGGGGTTGGCTCCTGAGTCTTGGGTTTCTCGCGCTTGGTGCTGCGCTCGATATCGATACGTTCGATGCGGCGCTCAAGCAGTTGTACGATAACAAGCGCGTGCGCACAGTTGTATACAAGAACAACCCGCTGCACGCCATGGTGCCGAAGTTCACGGTATTCGAGGGCCGCAACATGCCCTTGGTGCTCACTTCCGGCAACCCGCAAGGCCGCAGTGCCTCGTTCGCTACCGCGCAGTCGAACAAGACGGCCGGCGTGTACCGGGATTTCTTGCTGACGCGCACCAAGGACTACGGTCTCACGTCCATCGAACTCGAGACCATCCAGGCGTCGGCCTCAGATAGGGGCGCCTTCATGCGAGGGGCCACCGCCGAAATCGACGGTATCCTGAACCAAGTCGCAAGGTCGCTCTCCATCGCGGAGTACCGCAACGGTGGTGGTGCTATCGGGCGCATCCTGTCGGGTGAAGGCACTCCGACCATCACGCTGGTGGACCCAACCGACGCTACGGCGTTCGAAGTTGGAATGAAGTTGCAAGTGTCGGTCGATGATGGTACTGGCGGAGCCGGCGTTCGTGTTGGCACGGTCAGCATCACCGCGGTGGACCGGAACTTGGGGACCGTGACGGCCTCCGGGAACTGGACGGCGGGAATTCCGGCTGTCGTTGCGAACGATTTCATCTTCGTCCAGGGCGACTACAACGCCAAGATCAAGGGGCTCGACGCATGGTTGCCGGTCACGGTCACCGCTCCTGCGTTCTTCGGCGTGGTCCGAACCGAAGATCCAGTCCGTCTCGGTGGCGTCAAGCATGACGGATCCGGGCAGACCACCGAGGAAGCGCTCATCGATGCGGCGGCCAAGACCAATGCCATTGGTGGTGGGACGCCTGATTACGTGTTCATGCACCCGCGCAACGTGCGCGACTTGGTGAAGCTGCTCGATTCACGCATCGAGTATCATGATGTGAAGCCAGGTGGATTGCCGGAAGACGCCGAAATTGGCTTCCGTGCGGTCCTGTTGCAGGCGGATCACGGAATCCTGCGCGTGGTTGCCGACCGCAACTGTATCGTGGACACGGCGTTCATGCTGCAGTTGGACACCTGGGTGCTGGCTTCACTCGGAGAAGCCCCGAAGATCTTGGAAGGTCTCGGTCAGCGGTTCATCTGGGACGCCAACGCCGACTCGGTGGAAATCCGAACCGGCTATTACGGGCAGCTTGGTTGCATGGCGCCTGGCTACAACTGCCGGGTGACCTTGCCGTCAACTTCCGGAACCTGATTTGCTGTCTGCTGGGGCATTCGAGCACCGCCACTCGGTGCCCTGGCAGACTGTGAACCCGAACAACAACGTCGTGTCATCCTAGAACGGAGCCAGCGATGCCAATCATGAGACCGCTACATCGAACCTGGGGTATGGAGCCTGGGATTGTGTTCCTCGAGGGCCGCGTCGATATCGGCGCAGTCGGTGCCGTGGGTGCAACGTCACGCACTCCGGGCGTCACCGTCACCAGGACGGGTGTCGGGGCGTACACGTTCGCTCTGGACGACGGCAGCGTCCCACGTGGTATTGTGGGGTTGATCAACCTGCTCATCGCCGCGGGTTCGCCTCCGCTGTATGGACGGATGACGTCACGGTCGGGCTCCCAAGTGACGTTCCTCGTGGAGGACGCCGCCGGGGTGGATTCGGAACTCGTCTCGGGTTCTGAAATCCACTACATGTTGGTCGCCGGCAACTCCTCCGTGGTGACTCCGTGAGTTCGGGGGCGGCGCCAGCGTCGCTCTTCGTCATTCACGGCACGAAGAAACCAGCGGCGGAGACCAAACGTGTGTCGCGCAAGGACAATCTGCGCGCGGCCTTGCGTTCTGCCTACAAGGCAGCCAAGGAAGACAAAGGCGAGGAGGCATTCCTCGACGCCATGGAAGGTGCCATTGGTTTTGGTGCGCTCCCAGGTGACGACTGAACGTGACTGATGGCGCGCGATGTCGCACTCTCGACCCTTCGCACACAGGCTCGGCAACGCGCTGATGCCGAGAGCAGTTCGGCATCCACGAGTTTCGTTCCCGACTCGGAACTGAACTCGTATATCAACAACTCATTGGCTGAGCTTTACGACCTCATCATCGAGGCGAATGGCGACGAGTATTACGCCACAGCTGGCACTCCGTTCGTGACGTCATCTGGCGTTGCTGCGTATTCGTTACCGGCCGATTTTTACCGCATGGCGGGTGTTGATGCCGCGGTAGGCGGCGGCACGGTCTCTTTGTTCCCGTTCCCATTCGCGGAACGCAACAGGTATCAAGACCTGACATCGCCCGGGTGGTTCCGTGGGGCGAGACTGTATTATAGGCTCAAAAAGGAGCAGATTGTTTTCGCTCCCATCCCCGATGGTGGGTACACGATAACTCTTCAATATATCCCGAATCCGCCGATTTTGGTTGCGAACGGTGATGTGTTCAATTTCCACGGTGGGTGGGAGGAATACGTCATCATCGACGCTGCCATCAAAATGCTCACCAAAGAGGAAAGTGACGTGTCGGTGCTCTTGCTCGAGAAGCAATCCCTCATCGGCAGAATCCGCGCTGCTGCGCCGAGTCGCGACGACGGGTTGCCCGATGTTGTTGGTGACGTCACCAGGGATTACGATGATTGGCTCTACTGAGGAGCCATGCCGAAGGTCGTCCCACCGCCGTACCTCGACGCCGAGAACAGGAACGGCAACCGCCGCCAGGATGCCGAGGATAGGTTCTTCCTCGAACTCATCGGCTCACCGCGCGAATTCAACGGCAACGGCGTCGAGATTGTCGCCCCGGGTATCCTGGCCAACTCGCGCGTGCGTCTCAACCACGGGCTTGGTTTCAAGGCCAACGGCTGGCTCCTCAAGCGCGTACAACGCGCGCTCGGCGTGGTCGTGGGGCCGAGGTTGCCGTTCTACCGGGCTGATTTCGTGAACAATAAAAACACCTTGGAACTGTTCATCCAGGATGCTGGCGATTACACTTTCCTGGTGTTCTGATGGTGCTCCCCACCCAAAAGCTCAACTACCCGTTCGCCGCTGGCATCGACCAGGAGACGGACTCCCGCGTCGTCCCCCAGAACCTCATCGGCTGCCGTAACGGCGTCTGGCGCCGGGACGGGCGCCTCGAGAAGCGCGAGGGGCTTGCGGACCTACTCGCTCAGGCTGACCTCAAGGGGCAGCAATCGCTCATCATCGCCGGGGACAAGCTCGCGACCATCGGGCAGAACGATTTCAGCGTGAACGACCGGCCAGACGTGGCGATGGAGCGCATCTCGGAGCAGACGGGCCCGGAGATTTTGCGCTTCGCCAGCTTGCAGTCCACCGAGGACAACCTGAACGTCGACATCGCCTACTGCGGCAACTACATCGTCGTGGTCTACAGCGCCGCTACCCAATCGGCCAACACGCGCCAGGTCATTTACTACCAGGTTCTAGACGCCACGACCGGCGTCATCATCGTGCCAGAGACGCTCATCGCATCCGGCATCGCCCCGGTAGCGCCCGTGCAAGTGCGCGTTGAGAACGCAACGGCCGGCAGCGCAACGCCTCGCGCCCACATTTTCTACCTGGTGCCGACCGGCGCGACGTTCTCGTTGGTGTTGGAGGTTCTGAATCTCGACACCCTCACGCGAAGCGGCGCGGCGCTCGCAACCATCAGCGCGTGCGCTCAGAACGCCACTGGCGAAGCCTTGTGGCATTACGACACGTCCAGCCAGTCGGGCCTCAACTCCGTGGTCGTCTACTGGAATGACGACGCAGTACCGGCCTTGACGACCAAGAGGATTTCTCCGAACGGCGCCGTCGTCGATACGGTGACGACCGGCGTCTTGCAAGCGGCCAACCGGGGCCAGTTGTGCATCTACGCGAAGAGTCAGATCACTGATTCGTTGGGCGCAGTCATCCTGTACCAGCAGCAGTACAACACCACGGTCCCGAACGTCATCGGCATCAACACGCTGTACACCGCGGTTGTACCCGGCGTCGCGACCGGGATGCCGATACTACCCTACAGTGCACTGTTCCTGGTGCGCTCGAGCCAGGGCGTGGGTACCGCGCGGCAGTTGCTTGCGATCGGCAACGACGCAGCGGACGGATTCATCGGGACCGAGCGCATCCAGTTTTCGAACTTCCCGCTCTCGATGGCGTTCGCGAGCCCGCTCGCCACTCCGCTCTGGGGGCGTGTCGTCGGCAAGCCCTACTACTACGTGACGCAGAAGCAGTCGCCAACGCCGCTCACCTGGCCCGTCCTGAACATTCAGTTGGTAGTGGACTCAACACCGCAGCCACACGTTATTCTGGTTGCGAAGTACGACCTCGGCGGCAACAAGTCGGGCGTGGTCCCGTGGGAGCAGTTGCCCATCGGGCGTCTGAATGTCGAGACGGCGCAAAACCACTTCTTTCTCCACCCGAAGTCAAGCGCGGTCCCTGTGCGCTTCGACGAGAGCACCGGAGATCCGAACTCGACCGAATGGCTCGTACCCGTGTTGCTGCGCAAGAACTTCCGCAACTTCGACACCAACCTAAATGAGGGGCGTTACGAATCGCGTCCCGATATCCTGCGCGTGAAGCACGACATCCTGTTCCCGCTCAGGTACGCCGAGCAGGCCGACAACGCCTACGTGGCCGGGGGCACGCTCCACAGCTTCACCGGAGGCGTCCTGCGCGAGCAGGCATTCAACTTCCGGCCGTTCATCACCATTGTCGCCGCCGCCGGAACCGGGCTTGTCGCCGGCACCTACCAGTACACGGCCATCTTCGAGCAGTACGACGACCGGGGGGATTTGATCCGCTCCTCGCCCGCTCAATCGCGCAGTATCACGCTCGCGGCGCCCAACCGCAACGTGCTATTCGCCGTCCGGCTGCCCGTGTACGTCGCCGGGCAGGGGCAGGCAACGCAAGTCTCGCAGTGCAGGGTTGGGATCTTCCGCACCCTCATCGGCGGCAGTTTGTTCTTCCGCGTGGCGACCATCCCACTCATTCCGCCGGCTGGGCCGTACACGGTGTGGCCGTTTGTCACCTACACAGACAGCACGCCTGATTCGCAACTGAGCACGACGACGTTCTCGTCGGACCCGCTCTACACCGACTCGGGCGAGTTGGCGTCCGACCCGCCGCCAGCGCCCGTGGATGTGACCGTGTACCAGGAGCGCATCGTCGTCATCAGTGGACAAGACCCGGACGAGGTGTGGATTTCCAAACAGAAGGCGCAGGACTTCGCAGCCGAGTTCTCCACGGTGCTGCGTCTGCGTGTGCCACCGGGCCGGGGCGACCTCACAGCATGCGCGGCGATGGACGAGAAACTCGTGCTGTTCAAGAACTCAGCCATCTACGCCGTCGCATCCGAGGGCCCCAACGCCATCGGGCAGGGCACCTTCGGCCAGGCGCGCGAAGTTTCGAGCGACATCGGATGCAACAACAAACACTCGGTGGAAGTCTCCGAGGCCGGTATCTTCTTCGAGTCCGTGGCCGGCATCTACATGCTCGACCGCGGGCTGAACCTTCAGTTCATCGGTGGTCCCGTCGTGGACCTGTTACCTGGGCTCGGCAGGCGTGTCGCTCGCGCGGTGTCGGTGCAGAAGACCAAGGAGGTGTGCTTCCTCATCCAGGGGACCAACGTGGTCCTTTGCTACAACTACAGGTGGGGACGCTGGACCCGGCACGATTACATCCAGCAGGGCGCAGCCCCGGTCGTGTACGACCCGGACGACAACAGCGACCAGCCGCAGGACATCGGCGTGTTCGACGATCGCCTGGTGATGCTTCAACACCGGCCCGGGCTCGGAGCCAACGGCCAAATCATCATCGCGGCGTGGGCCATCCCACCCGTCTACCGGGACATCTCGCACGTCGACGATGGGGTGTTCTACTTGCCCTTCATCCCGTTGGTGATTCAGAGCCCGTGGTTCAAGTTCGGCGGCCTTGCGGGCTGGCAGCGCACGCGGAACATCAGGTTCTTGGCGGACTACGCGAGCCAGCACAACCTCCAAGTCTCGAGCTACCACGACAACGACGACACCGCGGCGAGCGGGACCTGGACGTTCCCGGATGCGTCACTGGACCCCGGCGCGGTCGGGCGCACCTACACCGTGAAGGTCAAGATGCCGAGGCAGAAGAGCCAGTCGATGCGGTTGGAGTTCGAGGATACGGAAGTGGGTACGGTGCAGTCTGGTTACAAAGCACTCGAGCTCATGCTAGAATATGGGGTGAAAGAAGGCGGCATGTTGCAGGGCACCGCCAGGAAGGTCTGAACAATGGCCGGCGTTCCGTTCCTCGAGGATGTGCCACTCGTTGGCTCAGTGTTTGGTCCCGGTGGCTTGCTCGGCGGTCCTGTCCAGGTACCGACGGGTCCGTCGCGGCCTCTGCCGCCTATTCCAGAGTCGGTGTTGCAGGGTTTGCAAATCGGGGCGCCGCAAACTGGCGGGCTCACTGCGGCGCAGCAGGCGGTGTTGGGCCTCATGGGTCCGCAGGCGACTCCGTATGCGCAATTTTCCCAGCCTGGTGGCTTGTTTGCACCCATCGCCGCGCCGCGGCAAATCGCTGGCGGTCAAGTTGGTGGTGCGTTGCCGACCGTTGCACAGGCGCAAGCCGGCCAGGCTCCACAGTTGTTCGGCGCACCCATTGGCGGCGTCCCGCAGATTGGCGGCATGTACGGATGGGGCGGACCGATGGGTCCACAGTTTCCACCACCTGTCGCGCCGCCTCCGATGCCGCGTGGTCCGCCGGGCCCGCTTGGGGCGAGATATCCATGGCGACCGCCGCCGGGTGGTCCAACGGCCCCCCCGCCGGGAGCCGGTGCTTCTCGACCACTCACGGGTAGGGCAGCCATCGCACCAGCAACAGCGCAGCTGCCCAGGCGTACCGCTGGTATCCCGGCTCCCACCCGCACGATGCCGGCCGTGCGGCCAACCGCACGAGCAACGAGGCGCCGATGACCACGGCGCCGTGGTCTCCGCAGGAAGGTGCTGCTCTGCGCGCTGGCGCAGCAAGTGGTGGCACAGGACCATTCTCTCCTGAAACGATAAACAAGCTCATCAGGGATCGCGGTGTCATGCCCACTGATGTGCCGCTCCCTGGCATGACGCTTGGTGGTGCGCCCAGGCCCGGACCGTACACCGGGCCGGCTCCGTACACTGCGCCTCCCCTATCGCAACAGATGCCAATGGGACCACAGCAGGGATTCCCGCTTGCGGCGCCGTACCAGCTTGGCGGACGTGGACGCATCCCCGGCATGGACGTCGAGAATCTCCAAAATCAACAGGCGCAGAACCAACTGTCGAACATCCTGTATCAGCAGGCACTCGGCGGTGGTCCATCGGCCGCGCAGCCACTGTTGCAAGGCGCTATGGAGCAAGGGTTGCGCCAGCAGATGACGCTCGCAGCGGCTGGCGGTCCTTCCGGACTTTCCGGCGGTCTGCGTGGCGCACAACTTGCAACGCCTGAGATGACCGCGCAATTCGGCCGCGAAGCTGCGCAACTGCGGGCGCAGGAGCAGCAGGCGGCGCAGGGATTGTTGGGTCAAAATCTGGGGACAACCCGCGGTCAAGACCTGCAAGCGCAGCTGGGCGCCGCTGGGCTCCTTGATACAGGAGCCAATCAGGACTTGCAGGCGTTCCTGGGTACGGCCAATCTGGGCATGGGTTTTGGCGGGCAAGAATTGGCTCGAGCGGGATTGGGCTTGTCGGCTGATCAGGCACAAGCGCAACAGATTCTGGCTGCGCTCGGGTTGCAACAGGGTGGCATTCAGGGCATCAATCAACTCATTGCCGGCCAACAGGCGGCAAATGCCGGGTACCAGCAGCAACACGCGCAGGGGGTGCAGGGCGCTATTGTTGGTGGGCTCAGTGGCGCTGGTGCGCTTGGTTGGCAACCGTTTGCGCCGTCCGCGCCTGGTGGTGCGCAGGCTCCCGTCGTAGCTCCCCCCATGGCTGGCGTTTACGGGAATCCAAACACCGGGACGTTCTGATGCCTGACGGTGAGAAGAAACCGTCGTGGGGCGTCCGGTGGCACACGCTCGAGGACGACGATCCCAACAATATCCAACAGATGATGCAGGGCGTCATCTCGTGGAACAGCGGCGCGGCTCCTCGTCCAGAATTTTTGATTTCAGATCCGGACGACCCAAATGCGTCTGACATCATGTCGGTGCAGCCCGCCGGAACTTGGGCGGAGGCGCCAGAACGGGCAACCGCCCGGATTACGCCGCAGGCGCCCAAGAAGAAGAAACCACTCACAGGGTCGCAGATTGAACGTGCCGCCCGTGCTCGCGGGTTGGCGCCTGGTGTTCCTGTTTATGTGAATCCCGAAACCGGCGAGGCGCACACGCAGGAAGAAGCCGACCAGCGGGCACGTGAGGCAGCCGCGATAGAAGGTGAACTCCCATACGATTACGAGTCGGCGCAGCCGGCAGCACAACCTGTACCTGTACCGCAACCGGCGACTCCCTCTGTGTTGGAGAGGATCAAGGCTGGCGGCGAAGTCTTGGGTGTGGGGGCTTTTGCTCGCGGCATGGAAAAACTCGCGGGTGGTGGTGGCATACCGGCTGGTGGCATTGCGGCGCGCGGTACGCAACAGGCACAAGCCGAAGAGCAGCGTAAGGCTGATTTGTCTGCGCGTGCGACACCGGTTGAAGCGACCGACCCGATTGCTGCTGCCAACGTCCAGAGGCAGGGTGCTTGGGACGAATTACAAGTCATGCGCAACGCCATGCTGCAGGCGGCGATGGCTGGGATGACTGCTGGCGGTGCCGTTGATCCTCGAGTACGCAAGAATTTCGAAACCGCCGTCATAAACATGAATACGGCGCAGGAGCAGTACAACCAGACATACGACATGGAGGTTCAGGCGCTCCATGGGATTCAAGCCTCTACGCTGGCGCAGGCCAACATCGCATCCGAAGTTGCGGCCAAGCAGGCGCGCATCATCCGGGACAAATACGCGCAAGAACAGGCAGCCTACCAACGTGCTGGTGACGACGTAGGGCGCCGCATTCAGACGTTTGACGACAATCTCACTGCCATCCGCGACCGAAAGGTGGACCCGGCGCACGTGTTCCAGTCGGCGTCGACTGGCAGCAAAGTTGCTTTCGTGTTCGGCGCCATGCTCGACGGGTTCCTGCGCGGCCAAGGTGTACAAACTGGATTCTGGGACAACATCAACAAAATCATGGACGCCGACATCGCGGCGCAGGAGAACGCTCTGGCGCGTAGCGAGGGTGCACTCGAGGGCGACTTGCGTGGATTGGCGGCAGCGCGTCAGGTGTTCTCGGACAGGCTCGCACAAATTGGCGCGGCCAAAGCCGCAGAGATTGAAGGCGTGATTGCGATTGCTGAGAGCTTCGGAGCGAAGGTCAGCGGCACCAAAGCGAAGGCGCAGGTTGATCAAATCATCGCGCAGCTTCGTCGCCAGCAAGCCGCGGAACGTGTTGGCGTGGCGCAGAATCAGGTGCAGGCGTCGGCTCGTGCGATGCGTCGTGGTGACACTCTCGCCCAGGCTGGCAAGCTCATCGACATGGCAGCCAAGATTGACAAGATGAAGGGGGATGCTGAGGCTGCCGGGTACGACCCGAAAGTTGTGGAACGTATGGCGGAGAAGTACCGACCATTGAAGGGTGCCGATCAGTCGTTCAAGCGCCTAATGACGCAGGTCCAACGTCACGGTGTGCCGACTTTCGTGCAGCGATGGCTCGCCAAGGGTGCATTTGGGCCGCTCATCGTGCCCAAAGAAGACATCAAGACGTACGGCGCTATTACGCAGGCATTCGTCGATTACCGGCGTGTGGTCACGGGTGCTCAAGCTGCGTTTGCCGAACTCAAATGGATTGAAAACGCATTCGGTGGGATTTCGCAGGCGCTCACTGGCGAAGAAGTGCTCGACCGTTTGCAAAACATCCAACAGAGCATTTCAGACCAGATTGACACTGTGTATATGATGGGACGGCCTGCTGAACGCGAAGAGTTCCGCGAGCGCGAACGTCAGGTTGACGTCGAGCGCATGCGCGACGAGGGCCCCCTGAGCGCTCCCCGGGTGCAGTAATGCGCCTGATCTGGGACAAGAAGACCGGCCAACCTGAGTGGCGGGATGAGGCCGAAGCCACAACCGGCATCAGGAGTGGTGATTTCGTCCCTGTCAACGAAGACGAATACCACATTGTAAACGAGGAGACCGGCTACGTTTCTAAAGTTGACCCGCAGGAGCTCTCTGATTATCTGACGCATGGTTGGCAGCTTGCGGATGAGAAGACCATCCTCGAGCACCAACAAAAGGACCGGCCGTTTGCCGCGGCGGCGCTTGGTGCTGCCAACCTGGTGGTGGGTGGTGCGTTACCGGCTGCCGCGCAGATGCTCGATGAACTCGAATTGACAGAGAATCTGGGTCCGCAGGTTCGGGCCATCCGCGAGCAGAATCCAGAGTGGACGGCCGGCGAGATACTGACCGCGGTGGCGTCATTGCCTGCCGCTGGCATTCGAGGCACGGGTGTTGCCGCTGAGGCTGCCCGAGCGCTGACGGCGTTCCCACGGGCAGCCGCGCAGGCTGGCGAGAAAGCAGCCGAGGCAACGGCGAGGATGCTCGGTACGGGTACACTCGTCAAGCAGGCCGTGGCGTCTGGTGTTCGTGGTGCGGTTGAGGGTTCGTTTTATGGAGCCGCGCACGGTGTTGGTGAAGCAGATATCGGAGACCCGAAGGACGTAGCAGAACACATCCTGGCCGGCGCTGGACAAGGCGCCGTGTGGGGCGGCGGCGCAATGACTGCCGTGCCGATATTGGGTCGTATGTTCACGGCGACCGCCCAAGGTACGGGGCGCGGTCTCGCAAAGTTGTGGGAGGGTGCCACAGGTAGTCAGGCCGCATCCGGTGTCGCTCCCAAGTTACAGGATGCGCTCATCGCTGTGCAGAAGAAATTCAACCCGGGCAAAGCAGACGTCATCGACGAAGTGGCCAACGCTGAAACTCGAGCCAAATACTTCGGCCCTGACCCCGTGCCGGACTTTGCCAAGAGTATGGCGAAGGACTTTGACGAATCGGAACAGGCGCTCGACAGTCTGGTCGATTTCGCGTGGTCGGGCAAGTTGAAGAACGTCGGACGTCTCATCAAATCGCCCAATGACGCGGCAGTCGTCAACGCAGCGTCGGACAAATTACAGGACATTTCGGCGCTCGCCAACCGCATTGATCCTGGGCCGTTGAAATTGAAAAAGACAGGCGGCAAGCGGTTCGACGCGAAGGCAGCCGAAGCGCATGCGCAGGAGCGCGCGGCGAAGTTGTACGACTTTGGGGACCAGGCAGTGATGGCAGGACGCCTGCGCGCAGTGGTCAAGAACATCCCACGAAGTGTTGGCGATGCCACCGCGGATGCTCCACGGGTGTTCGAGGGCATGCTGCAATTGCGCAAAGACCTGGACGAATTCGTCGATTGGGATGCCATCAAGGCCGGGCTTCCACGCACTCGGCAAGAACGCAACCTCGACGAAGCGCTCATTGCGATGCGCAAGGATGTCGCTGATTTCCTCGAGCGCGAGGATTTGTGGGGGCCCGATGCCGCAGGGTTGCAGCGTGAGTTGAACCTGTTGCACAAGGAACAGAAGGAAACCACAAATTTCGTGCGTCAGAATTTGATGGTGCACACGCGCAAGGGCGCGAATGTTGGTGCGTACAAAGCGAACCCGGACGCGTTCGAGAAGTTGCTGCGCGACCCGTCGCTCAACCGCAACTTCCGCAAGAATGAGGCGTTCACGCAGCGCGCGGCAACACAGAAACGCGCGGCAGCCATCGTCGAAAAATATTACGAAGGGGGCGCCGAGGCTTCCCAAGCGTTGTCCCGGCTGTCCAAGAAGTTGGACGGATCATTCGATGAGGTTGACCGCATCTTGGTGCCAAGACATCAGGCGGAAGCCATGATGAAAGCCGAGCAGGAAGGTGCACTCACCCGAGCGATGCGCGACCGTTTTGCCCCCGTGCTTGTCGGCGGCATGGTTGCTGGATGGCCAGGAGCGTTGGCATCAATCGCCGTACGCGAGGGCATCGACGCCGCGATGAACCCGGTGAGTTTCTGGGGCCGAATGGCGAAGATTTCGAATTTGAAGTTATCCACACAGACGCACGTGAAAAACCGCGTGGTGGATTTCTTCTCTGATAGACCGGCCAAAATTGTGCAAGGATTGCGGCGTACGTTGACGCCAACCACGGTGGCGCTCGCTGATGGTGGCGACCGCGGGCGACGTGCTTTGGTGTCCAAAATCGCAGAAGTGAACCAGTACGTGCAGAACCCCGGCGCAGTAGAAGAGCGCGTGCGGACGAGCATGGGTGACGCCGCCGACGTCGCGCCCAACATCACCGCGGCACTTGCTGTTCAGATTCTCAGGAATCTCAATTACATGGCACAGGTCGCACCGCCACCGACGAACTTCCCGACTTTGTTCGGGCAGGAGCCCATGTATTCAGACTCGGAGATTGCCAAATTCGCTCGAGAGATGGCCGTGGCGGAAGACCCGCTTATCGTGCTCGACCGGATGTACGAGGGCCGGCTGACGTTGGATGAGACCAACGCGCTGCAGGCGATGTACCCGGTCATTTACCAGGAGATCCAGGACGGCATCCACGACTACATCATGGAGAAGGGTCCCGAGATACCCTATAACAAGAGGTTACAGCTTGGGATCTTGTTCAGGATGCCCACTGATCCTTCTCTCTTGCCTGATCAGATGTTATTCTATCAGCAGGCCACGATGCGGGTGACGCAACAGGAGCAGCAGGCGCAACAGGGTAGGTCGCGTGCCGTCCTGCGCAGTGCATCGACCAAACGTCTGGTACAATACGAAATGTCCGATTTGGACAGGATTGCAGGGGGTGTGCAATGAGCGCAGCGGAATCCCTGGCAGCCGATGCGCTGCCGCCACTGGAAAGCAAGGTCATCCTCGTGGATGTCGCTGTGGCGGCGGTCAACGCCGTGGCGGACATCTCGGCCGGTCAGGGGCGTTTCATCACCGTCCAGAACACCGGGGCGAACCCGCTGTGCATCCTGTTCGGGGACGCGGCAACGGTCGCGGACCCGGCGGCGGTCGCGGGTGTGACCCGCTGCATGGAACTGTCGGCGGGCGAGCAGCGGGACTACCGCTACGAGGAGGGCCTCGCGTTCGAGCGGCCCGGAACGCCTGGATCCATCGCCGTCACCCACATCGCCTACCGCACCACCGCGGGTGCTGGCGAGATTCGCGTCACGGTAAGCTGATGCCTGGCAGCGGTCGCAGATTCCTGGGCTCGGCTGGCAGGCGCCCCATGCGCTCGGCAGAGCCAGCCGAGTCACCGGCTGCGACACCCGCCGTCGAAGTCGTCACCGAGGACGGCGTGACGCTCGTAACGGCCGAGGATGGCACGCAAGTGATCACGGACTGAACCCATGGCAACAAAAAAGCACAGGCTACTGACCACCACGGACGGCATCCACTACGTCCAGTTCGCTGAGTACGCGGACGAAGCAGCGCGGCAAGCTGTTGCCGTCGCAGCGGCGGACGTGGGCAAGGTTGCGCGCCAAACCGGCGGCACGCGCCCCGGCTGGTACCTCGCAAAGGCGGCGGGCACGGGTGAGGCGTTCTGGGACTTGATCGGTGGCGAGACGGCGCTGGGGTATCCGGTGCGCTCGGGCAAGGAGCAGATTGCAGAAGGTGCCACCGTGCAGAGCATCTTCACTGCAAACGGTGCGGATGGCACAGGCGGCAACGGTGGGACCGCAGATTCGATAACTTTCAGAGGCGGGGATGGTGGCGCAGACACCGGAGGCGGCCAGGGCGGTGGTGGTGGTGGTGTTCAAGCAATAGGCGGGAACGGTGGAGCGGCCACGCTCGGCAATGGTGGGGCAGGCGGTCCGCTCCAATGGAGCGCTGGCTTGGGTGGGGACGGAGGCACAAATCCCGGCAATTTACCAGGCCCCGCAGGCGATCTGATCTTGGGTGGCCAAGCAGGCGGTAATGCGGGCGCAGGTTCAGGCTCAGACGGCGGTCTTGGCGGCGCAGTTGTTTTCGGTGGTGGTGGCGGCGGTGCAGGAGACGGTGCGGGCGCTGGCGGTGCTTCTGGTGGCCTAACGTTTTTCCCGACTGCTGGCGGTGTAGGTGGTGCAACCGGAAACGGAGGCGCTGGGGGAGGCGTATCGCTACCAGCGGCGGACGGTGGCGCAGGAGGTGCAACGAGCGGCAATGGCGGCGATGGCGGTGCGCTCACCCTAACTTCTGGTGTTGGCGGCGCGGCTGCCGCCGGCTTTGGTGGCAATGGTGGCTCTATCGCGCTCCTGGCCGGCAACGGCGGCACAACTACGACTGGCTTTGGTGGCTCTGGTGGCGGCTTGTCAATTTTCGGTGGTTCCGCTGCGGACGGTGGCACCGATCCCGGCAAAACTCCGGGCTCTGCCGGCCCGATCCAAATCTCCACGAATCCTGGTGGTTCGGCCGGTGCCGGTTCTGGTTCGGCGGGCGCTCAGGGAGCCTCGGTCAATATTACCGTCGGTGGCGGCGGTGCCGGTGACGGTGGCAGCGCGGGCGGCGGGGGCGGCACCTATCAGGTAACTTTTGCTAACGCTGGCCCTGGCGGCGGCGCGGGCGGCGCTGGTGGTCTTGGTGGTGCCTATGCCACCGTGGCCGGCACAGGCGGCGCAGGAGACGGCGCGGGAAACGGCGGCGCTGGTGGCGCGTCCACTTGCAATGCCGGCAACGGCGGGACGACGACGGGCGCTGGCGCAGGCGGCGTCGGCGGTGCATCTCTCACGCAAGCCGGCGACGGTGGTAACAGCAGTGCAACGGCCGGCTCGACACCCGGCGCAGGCGGTGCGGCATCGCTCATCGGCGGCGCTGGCGGCACGTCGCAAGCAGGCTCGGGAACCAACGGCGCGAACGCTGGCAACGCACTCGTCGCAGGCGGCAACGGTGGCACATCAGGTGACGCAAGCGGCGGCGATGGTGGGGACGCCACGGTGCGCGGTGGTCCGAGCGGTGGCTCTGGGGGCTTACAGGGTCGCGTCGTCATTGGCGACGTGGACACGCGCGCCATCGAATCCGGCAACCTGAGCGATACGCCGTCCTTCACGCATTCGGGCTCCTTCCGCACGTTCCCGATCGACTTCGGCACGCTGCCGGCGGGCGCGAACAACCTCGACCTCGCCGTCTCGAACTACATGCGCTTCAAGCTCGGCGGCAACACGACGCTCACGTTCACGAACTTCGCCGCGCTCGCTGGCAAGAGCGCCATCCTCGAAATCGAGCAGTCAGCAGCTGGCGCGAACACGCTCGCCTACGCGAATGCGCAGTCACCCGGTGGCGTCGATCCAGTGCTCAGCGTCGCAGCGAACGCGGTGGACTTGGTGCGCGTCGAGGTGAGCTACGACGGTGCGCTGGTGCGAATCACGAGCATCGGGCAGGCGTACGCCTGATCGAGCGTGTCGGGTTTCCAGCAGACCCCCGATCCGGCTGCATCCGCGACCGACATGATCTTGGTGCCTGTCGTGCCAGTGGGCATACAAGGCACTCGCGGCGACCAGGCGAACTACGAGGGTGGAGTCTACCGAGTCGAGCGCGACACGGCACTCGCGCGCATCGGCTTTCGCATCACGACGGCGGGCGTAGGGGCCATGTGCCGGCTCGGCCTCTACCAAGTACCCGGTGGGCGCCCAGACGTCGCGGCATTGATCGCGGGGGGCACCGTGGATGTCTCCGCAGCCGGCGGCTTCTATTTGGAAACGCCCGGAGCATTCGTCTGGGCGGGCGAGTGCTACCTACTCTACGGACGTTCCGTGGCGGGGGGGTACACGATGCGCGCCTACGGCATGCAATCCTACGACACAATGAATCAGAACGTGCCGGCTGGGATGCGCCCCCTGTCGTTCACCACGGGCATCCCGGCGAGCGGGGAACTCCCGGCGACGTTCGACCCGCGCGCCGTCGCTGATGGAGGCCAGGCGGTGGCATCTGTGGCAAACACGATGCCTGTGATACGATTGGTCAACCCGTGATCTACTTATACCAGCCAGTGGGCACGTCCTTGTTGCGAGCGATCCAGAACGCGCTCCCATCCGTGACCGGGTTACTCGTGCTCACCGATGGCAGAGTGCAGGTGGATTCCGACGTGGCGCTCGACGAGGACCAGCTCGCGGTGCTGGATGAGACGATGGTCGAGTATCACCGGGTGACCCCGTAGGAGGCAGCGATGTCAGAGGAACGCGAGACGAGCAGGCCATCGACGACGCGGTTGCGGTTCGAGGCGTACACCGACTGGCTCGCCATCGTGGCGATCACTATCCTCGTCGCCATTGGGCGCGTGCCGTGGGAATGGGGGCTCGGAGTCATCGGCACCATCGCCGGGGTGACAGGGGCGCTCAAGGGCATGGGGAAACCGGGGGGGTCGCTCACACTCATCATCGGACCCATCCTGAAGCTCTTACAGGACCACCCACCGAAGCACTTGTTATGAGATTCCTCGTAGTCGGTGTTGTATTTTATTGCGCAGCGTGTGGCTGGTTCACGGCCTCACAAGCAGCAACGGCAACGGCAGCAGCCATCGAGAAAGTCGCCCAGATCGTTCAGGAGCGTACTGGCAAGAATCTCGACGACGTTCCGGTGGTTTGTGAAGTCGAGAGCAATCCAGAGGCCGGGGAAGTCCTGATGCTCTGCACAGTGAAGATGAAGGACGTTCAGCGCTGATCGACATTCGCAAACCGCGCGAGATGTCCACACTGACGCTCGAGCTCGGCCAGCCTCTTGCGTACGTCGGCCACATCATTGTGGGTGCGCTCGAGGAATCTGGCTGACGGGTCCGCGGCTGCTGCCAGCGTCCCGGCGATGCCATTGAGATCTTCCGCCACCGCCCGCACCGCCTGCGCCACGATTATATGACTGAGCCGATGTCCAACTGTTCTGGGTTTTGGCTCCGTTGATAGAATCCCAACGGTTCCTGGCGTAATCTCTTTATTGTCGCCTTGCATGCGCTCTCCCGTTCTTCAATGAGGATACATCTTCTGCCCATATCCTTGCACGCACGACCGGTGGTACCTGATCCGGCGCATGGGTCAAGCACTACGTCGCCATCCTTGGTGTAATCACGCACGAGGGCGCACATCAGCCATTCGGGTTTTGCTCCTTTGAATTTCGTTCGGTTCGGCTCGCCCGTGTACCCGCCGGGTAGTGTTCTCCATTTGAAACCACGTGGGCGACCGACTGCAATCGGTAGACTCCACGACGACGGACCGTCACCTGACAACCGCACGGTCATCCCAGGCATAAACGCCGAGACTGTTTGGAATGTTTTTCGCTTGACGTTGGCGTACGCGTTCCGCCACTCGTTGAACAGCACATCGTCGGTTATCGACACAAACCAACCGCGGCAGATGGGGCTCAGCGCGTGGACACACGCGTGGACGTCGGTCGCATTCCACGAATCGTAGGCAAACCCGCTGCGGTGTTCGTGTTGTCCCTTGCTGGTCTTCTCGCTATATGGGGCATCCATAATGACGGCCCCGACCGGCTCGAGTTGCACGTGTTCCCATTTGGTATTGAGCAGGACCACCCAATCGTCGTGGTATACGCAATTTGGGTGTTGTTTCAACCCTTCAAATCCGAGCATCTCATCCTCGCGTAGGTTTGGAGTTCGGCCAGGCGCTTGACTTCGTTGTGCGTGTACGCCCGCACTACCTCCCGGTCGCCCTGCGTGCACAACCAATCACCAACTGCGACTTTGGTTACAACGAGCTTGGGTTCAGTCTCTCCGCCGACGAGCAGCGGCCCCGTTTCGAACGACCCGTCTGGTTGTCGATACCATTTCATGATGCCGCCTCGATGTTGATTTCCACGCCGTACTCCCTCACTTTCCCTCGTCGCTGAGCATACCGCCATTCGACGCGCGGATCGCGGTCGTTCGGTAGTCCGAAGGCGTCTGCTACGCCATCAACGACCCCTTTCATCGCTGCACGGAGATTGTCGTGCTTGTCCAGTTCGCGCGGGGCGATCCTCGTGAGCGTTACCACCGCCGTCTCGCCAAACTCGTGCCGGTGGTGCCAGAGCGCGAGCCTGACGAGCCCACGTTGCTGCGCCACACGCTTGGCCTTCTTCCCCCAGTGGTCGCGCATGTTGGCCTCGGATACGAGCCGGATTGGGAGCGTGATCGTCACCTCACCCTCGGCTTTCGGATTCTAACGCCGTATTCATGACGTGTTGCAGTTCCCTTAGTAGACTCCCAAGGTCGATACCGCTGACTCTGGCGACCGACACGGCCACCGCAAAAAGGCTGGTGATCGCTGACCGTGAGTCGCATGTCTCATCGACAAGCACGTGGCGCTTCGTTTCCGCAGTCAGCGTGAGGAAGTAGGCTCCGGGATGCCCAGAACGCCTGAACGGGTCGTGCTCATTCATGCTGTCGCCCTCGGCTTTCTGATGCGCTCGACGCGCCTGTACTCGGATACTCGGTAGCGCCGATGGAATCGCGCTCGCAGGTCACGTGCCAGTCTGCGCATGCTATCAAGCATCGTCGAGACATTGCAGAAGCGCCACTGCCCATGCTCCCATTTCTCCACGACCCACAAGCGACCGTCGATGCTGCGCGCGTCAGCCACGGCAGTCCTCCTGTGCGGCGAGGGCATCCGTTGTCGCGATCGGCTTGTCACATACAACGCCTTCAGCGGTGTACAAGCCATCAAAGAAATGGTCCGTCATCTTCTCACCACACCAGCGACACGTCGCCGCGTCGAGCTTCACCCGTCGCTTGCGCGCGTCAGGCATCGGGGGCGTCCTTCTCCGCTCGCTGCGCTATCTTGTGCTCGTCGTTCACCCGCCGCAGGAAGTTCGCCAAGTCAATCAGGCAGTCGCGGTTGAACGTCGTGCCCGGCGTCGGGTCGAACGTGTACTGCCGCCATGCGCCGTACCATCGCACGGTGCCGAGCAGGGCCGAGTCGTTGCCTTGCACCTCCCACCGCAGCGTTCTGCGACCCGCCAACGGTTCGCCGCCATGCACGGTAAGGTACTTGCCGATCCGTTCCATCACTCACGCTCCCTTCCTGGCCGCTCGGCGCTGCTCCGCATACCATTTGCGCCGCGCGTGCCGGTTCATCCCTTGCACGCGCTGTAAGTCGCCGTCCGGTATCGGTACGAGCTTCCGCGCCTTGCGATCGGCTTCGGCCATCGCGGCGATTTCATCTGGTGTCCAGATGCGTCCTCGGTCATCCATCACTCGCCTCCCTTCGCGTCGTGGGTGCAGGCGAGTATCCGCTCGATTCGCCCTGTCACTGCGATGCCGTCGCCGTTCCCCCGGTGCATCCGCAGCTGGTCAGTCGCCAGCGCGTGTACCTCCCGCGCCCTCGCGTTGGCGTCTTGCAGGTCGTTGAAGTGCGCGACCATCAAGTCGCCGTTCTCCTTCATGCCGCGCTCCGCATTCTCGGCGCGCGTGGTGGCGGCGTCGCGCTGGTCGAGCGCATCGCGCATGCATCCAAGCGACACGTCGCACCGCATCTGCGCGTCACGCCGTGCGCTCGCCAGCTCGGCATGCGCGCGGATCAAGCGCCCGCACAGCATGCCCAGCGCGAACGTCGCCTCGTCGTTCCCGTCGCCGATCGCCGCGCACACCACATCGGCGAGCTCCAACGCGGTCGGCTCGCTCACCGGCTCACTCATGCTCGCCTCCATTTCCGCCCACTCGCACCACCGCGTCGGCCAGGCCGGCGACGTCGGGCACGGGGACGGGCCGCCGATGCGGTCGAGTCTCGGCACGGGCCCGCCGCACCACCTGCACACCGGCTCACTCATGTTCGGCGAGGTCACGCCCGCACCTGTTCGATCTTCACGATGCCAGCCCGCCGCAAGTAGTCACAGTCCGGTCGCAAGCACGAGCACGCGCCGAGCGTGTTCGCTGTCGTCGAGAAGTGGGGCGCGACGTAGAGCCAGTGCCCCGGCGGCTCGATACGGTCGGAGCATGCCACGCCACACACGGCGATGCTGACGGGACACACGGCGCTGTGCGAGCGCAGATGCCCGCCGTAGATGCGGGCGTGACAGACGCAGCAGGTCATTTAGTCCGCGACCATGGCCCAACCGGCGGGCGACTTCTCCCGCTGGCGAGTGATCACGTAGTCACCGGCCGGCAGCCCCCACGCCTCATGTGTGTCGAAGTCTTTCTGGTGCTCCAGCCGCGCTTCACTCGCGAGTTGTAGCCGGCACACCAGCGGGTTCAGCGTCTCGAGTAGGCGCGCGTCGGGGTGTAGCACTACGTGTTGATGCCCCA